AGGTAAACACTGTAACTTTGCACAGTAGCATAAATTTGCCTTTTAGAAGAAACACAACTTAAAAAGTAGCGATATATCGATAAAAAGTAAATGCTGTGGCTCTGTTACTCGCTTCCTCATCACAACCATGATGACGGTTATTATATCCGTGTGACAAGCAGTGGAGCAGTCACCATCCCGAAAAAAATTCGTTCTCAATTGGGATGGAAAAGCGGAATATCACTTGACTTGCAATTGTCGGATGACGGCGGACTGTTCATTCATCCGCATTGCATCAAAAACAAAAAGGAGGATTTTTAAGATGTTAAAACCTGAATTGTATTCTGTCATTGACCGACTGGCAGAAATCGAAACCGCTTTTACAGCACTTTCAGCCGAAAAGGACAGGCTTCTCGCCGAAATTCAGACTATGGGCGAACAGGATTTGACCGACACCAAATACAAGTCTATCCGTTACAGCTCCCCAAAGGGAAACAGTGTCAAGGTGACAACTGTCGATACTGTCAAGGTGACAAGTCCTGAATTGTTGCCTGATGTTTTTGGTACACTTTATGACAGCATGGTAAAGGAAAAAGCACAGTATTCCCTCGAAAAATCTGCAAAGATTATCTCCGTTGCACTTTGGTATCAGGAATATTGTCAAGGAAGTATTGCCGAAATTGTGGCTGGTCTGGATTGTGACAGTGGTGCTAAAAAGGCACTGCTCAAAAAGCTGAAAGGTACGGACTTTGACAAGGACAAGACCAATCTGGAGAACTTTGCTGGATTGGATGAAACAACTGCTTCCGACATTGCATTTCTTGTGCATGAGGTGACGGCTTGGCAAGCAATTTCCTCCCTGATGACTGCCAATCATGGAAATGCCAATGATGAACTCCAGAAACTGAAAATCGGCATCAATTCCGCTGTCCATGTTTCCAGAAGCTACAAAACAACCATTACTCCAGCAGAAACGGAGGAGTCGTGAAAAAGGGTATTGAAACATGGTCTGAATACTGGCATCTTGGTGGCGAAGCAACAACACACGTTCTTTGTATTAAGAAGAAACGTGGAAAATTGTCTGTGGATGAAATCAAAGAAGCTTGTATGGCTTGGGAGTGGAGCTATTGGTTATTGCTCATTGATGGGCGTGGAGAAGAAGAACCAAGCTATTCCTTTGAAACGGAAGAAGGCGACTTTGCCGCTTGTATTCAGATGGATGATGTCAACTTTAAATAACGGAGGTGAAACTTTATGGCAACTATCAAACAGCTTTATGCATTGGCGGCGAATATGGGGCTTGTTCATGGTGAAGATGATGCGTTTCATCAGATTGTACATACTGTTACCGGAAAAGAACACGTCAGCGAATTGACCGCCAAAGAGAGGGAAACAGTTTTTGAAGAACTCCAGCAAAGAAATCGTCATGAACAAGTTGCTGGCATGATGACCGAAGCACAACAGCGTTATGCATGGCGACTTGTGTACCGCCTGAAAGAGCTTGATACTTCCGAAAATCCTGCTCCTGCTAATGAACGGCTTGCAGGTGCGGTACAAAAGATTCTTGGGATTACTGCTTCCCCAAAAGACCCTCTCAGATGGGTGAATTTCCAGAACGGCAGTAAATTGATTGAGATGCTCAAACGCTATGTCAAACACGCTGAACAAAAGGCGGTGAAACAAGATGACGGAATATTTACGGGAATTTCTGAGTGAATATCAACGAACGATTTATGACACTGTCGGAGAAGAACCTTACTTAAAGTTAGTGGAATCATTCGGCGGACAGCGTGTTTTTCTTTGGAAAGCGGATACTCTTGACAGGGCTTTGCATCGTGCTGATACTCGCAATATTCCTCTTGCGGAGTGTCTGAGCAACAAGCAAAAAGCGATTTATGATTTGATTGGCGAAGATGCTTATGTTGAGCTGGCGGAAAAGTTTGGCGGTGGTTGTATTGTTCCTTGCAGTCGATGCACTCTCTACAACGCTCAATGGAAACTTTATGTCCGTACACGTTGCGACCTTGAACTGCACAAGCACCAATATAATTTCCTGAACCGTTCAAGTCCTGAACATGGACAGGAGTCTGCCATTCCATTGCACGGGTTGCAAATTTCGGATGTCCTGCGAGCATTGCCAGATTAGCCGTGCTGTCGTTCCATTCCTTCACGAGGAATCCAGCAATCTTGCCGACAGCTCCAGTTTGCTTTACTTCGTCGCCAAGTTCAGAAGCGGCAATAAATTCTGGACAAGTCAGAGCGAGTGCGAATGTGTCAGGTGTCATTAAAAGATAACGTTTGCCGTCGTTGGGAATATTCGCCTTGCTCATAGCCGTGCGAACCATCACAATCGCAGTATAAATAGTTTCTTTCGTGAGGGTATCGACATTCATCACAGTTGCACCAGCCAGAAGAGTGTTACCTCCGTCTGTGTCGAGCTGACGTGCCAGAGAATAACCGCCAGAATCCAGTCTGTCCGCAACCAGATTATCAGGAACAGCGGATGCATCAAAACCGTCAATCACTTCATTGATAGCCTTGTCTTTGTCAATTAAAAGCGTGGTATATCCAGTACTGCCATGAGTGGGGGAAATGCCGTTTGCCTTGTCGTAATCGGAAACAGCAACTTCTTCATCACGGACAGGAATTTTGACAGCTCCAGAAGTGGGGCTTCCCTCGTAATCGTTATTGAAGACGAATCCGTCACCGAGTACCAGCTCCGAACGAACTTTTTCCAGTACCAACTTAGAATATCTCTCTTGTGCTTCATGATTTGTAGGCATAGTTTGTCCTCCTTAATTTTTGGGTGCTAATTGTGGATTTCTTGCAGATGGTGACAGCTGGATTGTATTCCAAGGAACAATTTGTGATGTGGTATTTCTCTTGTGATGAAACAACCGCTGTCAAGCTCATGCCGAAAATGGAGGGAATTTTTGATGCTAACACCCTCACAGTATGATGCGATTGCAGACCAGATTGTTGACCTCTATTCCAAGCTCAATGAAAGTATTGTCGAGGATATTGCAAGGCGAATTATGAAAACCGGAACGATTTCAGAATCGGCAAAGTGGCAAATTCGACAGCTCCAAGAATCTGGTATGCTCTACAATGATATTTTGTCCGAAATTGCTAGGCAAAACAATCAGACAGAACAAGTTGTCCGCTCATTGTTCCAAAGTGCCGGCATTCAGTCCGTCAGAAATGACAATATTTTCTACAAACCGACTGGAAATCAGGTGTTACGGCTGTCGGATTCTGCGTTGCAGGTTCTCAATGCTGGCTATCAAAAATGTGCTGGAAATCTCCAGAACCTCACTTTGACAACTGCCAACAATGCACAGCAATTATATCTGGATGCTTGCAATCTGGCATATTTACAGGTGACAAGCGGTGCTATGGATTATGGAACAGCAATCAGGAGAGCCGTTCAGATGGCTTCCCAACAAGGCTCAATGGTGAGTTATCCGTCAGGACATCGAGACCAGTTGGATGTTGCTGTTCGCCGTGCTGTTTTGACTGGTGTCGGGCAGACTGTCCGTCAAATTTCCGTTATCAATGCCAATGATATGGGTTGTGACCTCATGGAAATTACCGCTCATGCTGGTGCAAGACCTTCTCATGCTCATTGGCAGGGGCAAATCGTCAGTCTTTCGGGCAGACGTGGTTATCTGACAGTTCGTGATATTGGCTATGGGGATGCTGATGGGTTCGGCGGTATCAATTGCCGTCATGACTGGTATCCGTTTTTTGAGGGTATCAGTCAGAGGACATATTCTCCCGAACGTTTGCAGGAGCTTGAAAATCACCGCATTCAAATCGGTGACAAGTCCTATACGGATTATGAAGTCAGTCAGATGCAAAGACGTTTGGAGCGTGATATTCGTGAGAAAAAACGGCTTGTTGCTGGTGCAAGGGCTTCTGTTGACTCCGCTCCAGACGAATCGACCAAAAAGCAAATGCAGGAGCTTTTTACAAATGCTTCGGTTCGGCTCAAAAAAGCAGAACAGAAATTGAATGATTTCTGCAATCAGACTGGATTCCGCAAAGATAACAATCGTGTATGGGTCAATGGGTTTGGACGGAGTACCAGCCAAAAGGCGGTTTGGGCGAATAGGAAGGCTTTGAAAAACAAAGTGCATCCATCACTATTCACATCTATGTTAGAAGAATATAACAACGGACAAAAAGATGTTATAAAATTCAGAAACATTGAAAAAGAATTAGAAAAATCCGAAATAGGAAAAGAATATAAAAAATATCTTCTCGAAAATCCCTGCAAAATCAATATTTTTTATAATGTGGATGTTGATTCTGAATTACTTGGAACATATGATGCAATTAACGATGAAGTGAACATCTATGCATCAAATACAAAGAGCATTGCTAGAACGGCTGAAGTAATTATTCACGAGCTAACACATAGACGTTATCAAATTTGGGATTGTTATTGGGCTGAATGTGTTTGTCGTTCACACGAATATATGCATAGATTTAGAAAAAATAGCTTGACAGAAGCTGAAAGAAGGAGTATAATAAAAGAAATAAAGGAAGCATATGCTCCCTTATATCCTGATTGGAAATGGAAGTGATTTTCATGAAAGAAAGCAAGACAGCGACTATGATAAGAAAATTAGAAAATGGTGAGACGGTTGTATGCCCAAGATGTCAAAAAGGGGTTATTATTTATCGGAAAGTTTCTAATCAGAAGTTTCCAGATGTTTATTGCAATAATGAAAAATGTAAAGCAAAAATTCACTTTAACTAAAACCGTCTACATTCAGGCGGTTTTCCCATGTGTTTTCCGTAAAGTAACCAAAAACATAATTTAAATACACGTTTAAAGGCTATTTAAGCCTTATTTTTATACCCTGAAAGGAGTTTTTACAATGGCAGAAGAAACCAAAAAGGAGCAGACGGCAGAACAGAAGCCCGAAACCGCTCCCAAGACTTACACCGAAGAGCAGTACAAAGCCCTCGAAAATCAGCTTGCAGAAGCCAATAAGACCATCAAGTCTTATACTGACATGGATATTGAGGGAATCAAGAAGTCTGCGGAAGAATGGGAGCAGAAGGCGAAACAGGCACAGGCTGACCGTGATGCATTTGAGTACAATTCCAAGTTGCAGACATATGTCAAGGGCTTGCATTTACGTGACGATGTGTATGAAGCTCACGTTCTGAACCTGCTCAAAGAGAAGGAGCTGAAATTTGACGGTGACAAGCTCATCGGCGGTGAGGACGTTGTTCAGCAATTCCGTGAAAGTCATGCGGATGCGTTCACTCCTGACAGAAATGAGCAGGTTTCTGGTGCGACCTCTGGAAAAGCCCCCGAAGCAATGGACGGCATTTCCAAGGCTTTTTATGCAAACGGCGGTTAAATTCCTTGTCGGCATCTTCAAGAACACCATCCCCGAATGTGCATTTAATACGGTCGTTAAGTTCTTTGCTTTCCAAAAAATCACCCCTGATTCCGTTGACAATAGCTGTCAATTTTACTTTCTAATCTTGTCATAACCCTGATAAAATCCTCATTTTTGGTAGTATGCTCTTTGATATAGTCCACATTGTCAGAAAGTTTCTGCATTGCCGCCTTGATTTCAGCGACTTCTGCTTTGGTAGCGTACTTGTCAGAAAGAGTATACTGCATTCCTTTCATTTCCTGCACAGCAGTTTCGTTTCGGCCGAGCCTGTCCATAGTGCGTTTCAGGAAAAATCCAATAATACCCAGAACAACGGAAAACACAGTTGTAATGATGTAAAAAATGAAATCTTGTTCCATGTTGTTCCTCCGAAAATCATTTTATTATTTTGATTATAGCAGAGAATTTTGTCATAGTCCATAGGAAACAGTACAAAATTTTATTTTTTCACAATTTTTCGGATGGTAAACTCTGAAAGACCGTATTCCGTCGCCAATTGCTTGTAATTATTGCCGTTGAATTTCTGACGGATTTCAGCATCCCTCTGACAGCGGTCAATCTGTTCACGCTTGCCAATGTAAATGGAACAGCCGGAATAATGCTTTGAAAGCTTCTGGTAAGCTTCCAGCCCGATGATTTCAGCAATTTCTTTCTGTTCTCCGTGGAGCTGTTCGATTGTGATATTCCTCATACTGACACATCCTTTCTAAAAATCTAGGGGCTTATTAAAAAAGCTATCATCAAAGTATACACTTCAATGATAGCATAGATTTTTGTAATTGTACAGTTGAAACAAGCTACTTTTTCGGCAATCTTAACATAAATTTCAGAAATCTGTTAAAATGGAACTGCCCCATCAGGAATGAGTTCTTCCTCCATCAGTTTCAGAAATTCTTCTTCGAGTGCTTCTTCCGCAGCCGTTGCCATTGCCTTACGGTGTTCTTTGACAGCTTCCGCCCGATGTTCAAAAAGTCGTTGCAACTCCATGATATTCCATTCCGTCACACCATATTCGCCAATTCGAGTGCAAAGGGTTTCGATTCCCTTGTCAATCCCTTTTACAACGTAGTTTGTGATTTCTGTTTTTTCCATTATCATCACCCTCTCATTTTTCCAATATTTCTGACAGGATTCTTTCCGAAAGATGATATTTTTTCATCAGCTCCCTGAAATTCGTCCCATCAAATTCACTGCAAATGGTCGCTTTCAAGTATCTGGCAGAGGCAGCTTTCGGGTTTGTGTATACCATTCCGGAAACTGGTAGTTTGACGTTGGGGCAATTCGCTGACCCTAAGTGGGGCGTGGCTTCTATCGCAGAATCCGAAATTGAGTATGATTCCGGCGAT